TAATAACTACGATTTAGATACTATTATTGAACAGGTATATGATTATTATACAAACACAAACCAACATCATAAATGGATGCCAGTAGATAAAAAGGATTGTCGAGAATGGGTATATAAAACCTTAAATTATAATAATGGGATGTTTGATCCTAGAAAAAGACATATAGTTGAAGCAGAACAGCACTTTGATTTTGAAATAAAAAAACCATGGAGCAAATACAGTTTTACTATAGACGATCAAGAAATATCCGGTCATTTGGCACTAAAAGGTACTATTGATCTTATAACTAAGGTAAATGATAATACATTAGAAATTATAGACTGGAAAACAGGTAAAAGATTAAATTGGGCTACTGGTAAAACTAAAGAACAAGAAGACTTAGAAAAAGATCCACAATTAAGAATTTATCATTATGCTTTAACTCGCTTATATCCAGAAATTGATCATGTAATAGTTTCTATTAATTTTATTAACGATGGTGGGGCTTTCTCTATTTGTTTTGATAAAAAGGACTTAATAGCGACAGAAGACATGTTGAGACAAAAATTTGAAATCATAAAAAAATCAAAGAAGCCAAAATTGACAAAATCGTGGATGTGTAGTAAGCTGTGTCATTTGGGAAAAACCACGTTCGAAAATACCGCAGTCCCCCCACTTGTTGAATACAGAGATGGTCAAATATCTCCTAAAGATAAGTATATGACTAAATGTGAACAAATCAAACACGATATTGAATTATATGATATTCAATTTGTTACACAGCAGTATAAACATCCTAATCATAATTTTGGCTTTTATAAACCACCGGGACAAACATGAAAACATATATTCCTCTACATGTACACAGTCATTATTCCTTACTTGATGGTTTGTCAAAACCTGATCAAATAGCGGATAGGTGTGCAGAAATAGGTGTTGATACTTGTGCAATCACTGATCACGGGACTATATCCGGTACTGTAAAGTTTCACAGCATAATGAAAAAGAAGGGCATTAAACCTATTCTTGGTTGTGAATTATATATTTGTGATCAATCTCCATCTACTAAAACCCCAGAAAACAGATCTTTAGCTCATTTATTAGTATTGGCAAAAAACTATCAAGGATGGAAAACCCTAATAAAAATAGTTTCTGAATCAAACAATCCTGATTATTATTACTATAAACCTAGATTAGATATTCAAACATTAGGATCTCTGTTAGACGGTAATCTTATAGGCATATCTGGACACCTAGGATCGACTGTAGCAGATTGTATTGTTCGTGACGACAAAATAAAAGATGATTGGGAAACAGGGGCCATAAAACATATTGATCTATTACAGAATGCCTTTGGAAAAGATAATTTTTTCCTAGAAACACAATTAATGGATTCTCAGAATCTATTAATACAAAAACATCTCACAGATTGTGTTAGAAAAATAGCTCGTCAAAAAAATATTAAAGCAATTTGTACACCCGATGCTCACTACTGTAGAAAAGAAGATGCTGTTGACCAAAGGATTCTGTTGTGCAATAATTTAAAAACTACGTTACCAGCTATAAATACAAAAATTCTAAATAAAGACGATGTCCCTATGGGCACCTTCTTTCTTTCTGATAATTATCATATATTAGATCATCAAGAAATGTCTGCTTTACATTTTGAAGAAGAATTAGACAATACTCACTATATAAATAGTTTATGCGAAAACTATGATATAGTACACAAGCCAACTTTACCAGATTTTAAATGTCCAAACCAAATATCTGAAGACGAGTATCTTAGAGAATTATGTAGGCATGGATGGAAAAATAAAAATCTCAATAGTCTGGAAGATAATGTCAAAAATAATTATGTTGATCGTATAAAATACGAATTAGAGGTTCTACAGGGGGCTGGTCTGTCGAGTTATTTTCTTATCGTACAGGATATAGTTAATCATGTAAAACAAAATGACTGGCTTCCCGGCCCAGGAAGAGGAAGTGCGGCTGGATGTCTAGTATCATATTTAATAGGCATCACTAGTATAGATCCTATGCAATATGGACTACTGTTTGATAGATTTTATAATGCTGGTCGAAATACTAAAGATCATATTTCTATGCCAGATATTGATATTGACGTACCTATCAACAAGAGAGAAGAAATTATTCAATATATTAAAAATCAGTATGGTTCTAGCAAAGTGTCTCAAATGATTACTTTTAATACTATGAAAGGCAGAGGAGCTTTAAAAGACGTATTAAGAGTTTATGGTAATATTAGTTTTGATGAAATGAATATGATTACTAAAAATATACCAGATGAAGCAAAAATTGCGGACGAACTACAAGAAATGAAAGACGAGTATGGGGAATCTTCGATTATTCGTTGGGCATTAGAAAATAATTCAGAAGGTCTTGAGCAGTGGTGCAAGATCGACGATGAAGGAAACTTGTCTGGCCCTCTGGCGAAGCGTTTCGAGCAGGCTATTAGGCTGGAAGGGACCAAAACCAACCAATCTAAACATGCGGCTGGTATCGCTATCAGTTCACAGGCTCTTGCCGAACTCTGTCCTATGGTTTATGATAGTAGGAACGAACAGACCATAGCCGGTATGGAGATGCAAGACCTAGAAAGTTTAGGTATTGTAAAATTCGATATTCTAGGTATCGCTATGCTAGATAAGATTATGTGCATAAAAGATTTATTATCTCATCAGGTCTGATTCCAAAAAGAAAGGGTTCTAAATATGTTAGAAAAACAGTTTATTGATATTGAGGTAAATTCTGTATTCGTATTAGATGATTTAGAATATACAAAGATAGGAGAAGAAAGACTTAGTTGTTGCAAGGTGCTTAATGCCATTCGTAACGACACCAAAGAAAAAGTCATGATTCTTCCATTACAGCGAGTAAAGGTTTCAGCATGAAATTTAGTAACAAAATATGTATCTTTGATCTAGAAACAGACGGAGTGAATCCTAATGTTTGTAGTGCAGTACAAATAGCTGCTGTGATAGTGGATCCAATAAAATTAGAAATAGTTAAGGATTCCGAATTTAATATAATGCTTAAGCCAGAAAGCTTAGAACTCAATCCTAATCACGAATATGATAATGATATTCTAAATTTTCATGCCAAAGTTAGGAATTGTTCCAGAGATGATATTTTATGTTCGTGGAAAGAAGCTATGCCACAAAAACAAGCATGGTCCTTATTCTGTGGATATTTAGATAAGTATCATTCGAGAACTAGTAAGAAAAATGAATTTTCTGCTCCTATAGCTTCTGGATATAATATCAACAGATTTGATCTAAAAATAGTTAATCGTATGGCTCAAAAATTTAATACAGTCAATAAAGAAAACGATAGTAATATTTTTTACCCACGAGACGTAATAGATATTATGAATCTATTATATTATTGGTTTATGTATTTAGAAGATGTCAAATCAATATCATTAGATAATGTTAGAGATTATTTTTCTATATCTAAAGATAATGCTCACGACGCTCTAAAAGATGTAAAAGATTGTGCTGATATCTTACTTAGATTTTTAAAGTTACATAAGAATTTATCACAAAAAATTAAATTTAAGGGTGCCTTTGGAGATGTTTGAAGCAGATATATCTAAAATTGATTTGGCTTGTTCCAAAACCTGGAATTTAATATCAAATGGAAATACTAAGGGGTGTTTTCAGTTGGAGTCCAGGCTAGGAAGGTCTTTGGCTAAAAAACTAAAACCATCAAATATAGAAGAATTAGCTGCACTAATTTCTATTATGCGACCAGGATGTTTGGAGGCATATAGAGACGGAAAAAGCGTAACCAGTCACTATATCGACAAAAAGAATGGTGTCGAAGATATCGATTATTTTCATGAGTGTTTGGAGCCTATTCTGAATACTACATATGGTGAAATGGTATATCAGGAACAAGCTATGCAAATAGCTAAAGATATTGCTGGTTTCGATTTGCAAGAAGCAGACAATTTGCGTAAAGCTATTGGTAAAAAGAAACCAGAAGAAATGGCAAAACTTAAAATCAAATTTATAGACGGTTGTGCTAATAGAAAATTATTAAATGCAGAACAAGCTGATCAGGTTTTCGGATGGATCGAAAAAAGTCAAAGATATTCTTTTAATAAATCGCACGCTATTAGTTATGCTATGAATTGTTACTTATCAGCATATGCTAAAGCTCACTATCCTGTTTATTTTTTTACGGCTTACCTAAGATTTGCCAAAGATAAAATAGATCCTCAACAAGAAATTAAAGAACTGGTACAAAATGCTATAGAGATGGGAATTAGTATATGTAATCCAGATGTAAGAATGCTAAACGATCTTATAGAACTTAAAAACCAACATATATATTTCGGACTAACAGATATTAAAGGTTTTGGTCAATCAGCATTTAAAAAACTAAAACACCTAATACATACAGACAATCTAGATCTTGCTAAATTAAAATGGACAGAATTTTTGATAGATGTTTTGTATGAATTGAATTCCACAGCTAGTAAAGCACTAATTCAATCCGGAGCATTGGATTATTTGAAGTTACACAGAAACAAAATGCTGTTGGATTACAGTATGTTATTAGAATTAACACCCAAAGAGGTCGCTCTACTTAAGAGTATATCTTTGAACACAGATGATCTATATACTAGTCTGTGTCAATTAAAAGAAAAAATAACTTTGAATAAACGTAAAGAAATAGTCAATAATTTATGTAAAACAATGAAAAATCCTCCATTTTCCATTGAAGACTCTATAGAATGGCTTGTTGATACTGAGAACATGTTGTTGGGTTATTCTATCTCCTGTTCTAAAATAGACATGTATGATATTCACATGGTAAGTCATTCTTGTAGAGACATTAAGCATAATAAATGCAGCAACAATAATTTGATGGTGGCCGGTGAGATAGAGAATATCAATATAGTCAAAACAAAGAAGGGCAAAAATGCTGGAGCCGAGATGGCTTTTCTATCCATAAATGATGGTACTGCCTGTTTGGATTCTGTGGTATATTTTCCAGAAACTTTTAGACAATACCGTAACCAATTATTTGAAGGTAATATTATTATCATCAAGGGCAATATATCTAAAAATAAGGATTCGTTTGTTGCTGAAAAGACGTTTTTAGCAAAAACTTGACATGCTGGTACACCACCAATACTATACTGTGCGTTTGCGTGATTTTTAACTTTTTACAAAGGAAATTTGAATATGAATATTGTATTACTTAGAGGTAATCTAACTCGTGATCCTGAGATTAGGAAAATCGAAGGCAGATCAAAGCCTGTGTCTGTGGTAAATTTCACCATTGCTGTATCTCGTGAATATACCAAGGCTTCTGGCGAAAAGGATAAGATTACCACTTTTGTTAATTGCGAAGCTTGGGATTCTGGAGCAGAGATTATAGCGGAATCCTTTAGGAAGGGTGACTTGGTAATGGTAGAAGGATCTCTTAGAAATGACTCGTGGGAAAAGGATGGGGTCAAGCATAGTACTCTACGTATTAGAGTAAACAACTTTTCTAAGATCACCAAGCTGTCTAAGTCTCAGTCAGTTGATACAGAGGCTGTGGCTTTCTAAGTTATCCCATAAACAGATTTAAAGATGGGGCTGTTGAAAAAAGACAGCCCTATTTTTATAAACACACAAATTTTCATGACTAATCAAAAACATAAAACTAGAATTTTAGTATGTTCAGAATCATCTAAAGTTTCTTCAGGCTTTGGAACATACAATAAAGCCTTGCTAAAAGGATTATTTGAAAGCAATAAATATGAAATTGCTGAGTTTGCTTCATATGGATTAATAGGGGATAAAGAAAAGTTTAATATCCCATGGAAGTACTATCCAAATGCGATAGAAAAAGATGATAAAAGAGAACAGTTATATAATAGCTCTCCCGAAAACCAATTCGGCAAATGGCGTTTTGATAGAGTTGTTTTAGATTTTAAGCCGGAAATAGTTATAGACATTAGAGATTATTGGATGTCTGCGTATCAGAGGTTTTCTCCTTTACGCAAATATTTTCATTGGATTCTTATGCCAACCATAGATTCATTTCCTCAAAAAGAGGAATGGCTAGATACTTATATCAATGCTAATGCTGTATTTACATATAGTGACTGGGGAGCAGAAGTCCTAAAACAGCAAACAAGTAATAAGATTAAATATATATCAACAGCATCTCCAGCAGCTAATGCCTCAAGTTATCAGCAGGTTTCACTAGCTCAAAAACAAGAAATAAAGGGTTCATTAGCTCTATCAAAAGACAATATCGTCATTGGTACTGTAATGAGAAACCAAAAGAGAAAACTTTTCCCTGAATTAATCCAAGCTTTCGAAGCGTTAGTTGATCGTTTGCGTAATGAACAATCAGAAAAAAGCAATCAAATTATATTATATTTGCACACAAGTTATCCCGATGCTGGATGGGATATGTTTGAGTTAATCAAGAATAGTAAGGTTTCAAATAAAATATACTTTACATATTGGTGCAGAAGCTGCAACGCTATTTTTGCATCAAATTTAGCTGGCTTTACACAAAAATGCTATAAGTGTAAACAAAAGTCTGCCATAATACCGAATGTTGGAAACGCTATAGGAGAAGCGGCATTAGGTAAAATAATGTCAATATTCGATGTATATGTTCAATATTCTATCTGTGAAGGCTTTGGTATGCCCCAGGTTGAGGCAAGCTACTGTGGGGTTCCTGTTTTAACCGTAAATTATAGCGCAATGGAGGACATGATTAAAAAAATCAATGCCCAACCCATTAAGCTCGGATTAAAATTCAAAGAATTGGAAACAGGGGCTATCAGAGTATATCCAGATAAAGATGATACTGTAGATAAATTATATTCTTTGATCCATAAACCTCAGAATATATTAGCTAAAATAGGTTTTACTAATAAAAATTTAGCAACCAATGAGTACTCCTGGCAGGATACTGTTCAGAAGTGGATGGATTATATAGACACTGTTGATACGGATTACTATCGTAGTCGATGGGAAAATATGTCTTATCAACAAATTCCAACTATAAATATTAATCCAGAAATAAGAGATAAAACAGTTTATGAACAAATTTATAGTCTACATAATCAATTTAAATCAACAGGACTAGATATGTCTACCTATTGGTTATTAAAAAACATATATTTTGCACAAAACTCAATGCTGTACGACGGAGCGTCTGTTGTGTCGTACTCTATTAATAATATTATCAAAGATATCAATAGTATTATTACTAACTATAATAATGTAGAATATGCTAGATGTAATCCGTCATTGTTAACTAGTGAAGATTTTATAGATTATGCAAACAAAACAACCTAAAAATATATTATACATAGCTCCATATAGACAGCATGATGGTTGGGGACTAGCGTCTAGAGATTATCTATTAGCTTTATTAAGCACACACCATAATGTGGTTCCCGTCTCTTTCTATACTAATAGAGGAGCTAAATGTGTTATAGATAATAAACAAATACTTAATGCGGAAAAACAATCCTATACTTATTATGATTATGTTATACAAAAATCTATGCCTCAGTCTTTTGTGTATAATGGAGATTTTGGGAAAAATATAGGATTAACAGTTATAGAAAACAATAGATTCTTTTCCTCCGGAATAGCATCTATTAATATTATGGATCAGTTATTAGTCCCGTCTTTAAAAGAAAAAAATGCACTGATAAATTCTGGTGTTCGTATACCAATATCGACTATTTCTCAACCCATCGATACTAATCTAATAAAAAATCATTCAAGTAAAGTATTAGATATGGGCTTATCCTCTAATACGTTTAAATTTTATTTTATTGGAGAATATATTCAAAGAAAAAACATAAAAGATATTATTATTGCTTTTAATTTAGAATTCGATATTAACGAACCAGTAGAACTAATAATAAAAACATCTATGCCGGGATTAACAAGCGAACAAGCTAAACAACATATAGAGCAAGATATTGTAAAACTGAAAACACGCTTCAGAATTAAAAATAAATATAAGACAGAAACCATAATTACTAAACGACTATCAGATTTAGAGATGCAATCATTACACAAAACGTGCGATTGTTTTGTTGCCGTATCCTATGGAGAAGCATTTTGTAGACCAGCGGCAGAAGCGGTTTGTTCTGGCAACACGGCTATCCTATCAGACGGTATTGGTATCTCAGAAATGTTAGACACTGATGACTTTTATTATGTGCAAAGCTCTGAGCAACCAGTACTCATGGAAGACACAACATATGTAAATGGTCTAGATTTTTATAATGCAAATGAGACATGGTTTATTCCAAGTATTATGCATTTAAGACAACAAATGAGATCTGCTTTTAATGATAAAAAAACTGTTTCTGATACTAAATATTTAGAGAGATTCAGTTACAATAATATAGGACAACAAATATGTCAATCAATTTAATGAAAAATATTATTCATAAATATAATTCTATAGATACTAATATATTTTGTAGTTTTAATACCAGAAATTTATATCTAGATAGTTTGATTTTACCGACAGAAAAGACATCCTATTTCAGTACTCAAAATAATGGTAATAATGCTATAACTCAAATTAATGATATTCAATTTTTTAATTATGATTTTATCTTAACTAATTATCTAAACGAACAGATCATTAATTTGTCTAATACGTCAGAAATACCTTTAGTATTAGTGACACAGACAACCGCCTCTGATATAAATCTAGAATTACTAAATAGCATAGATAATTTATATTATTTAACAATAGCTGATTCTGAACACAATGTTGCTGACAAATATAAAGACAGGGTTTTACAAATACCTCTATGTTCAAGTACGGAAGCTCCAGTAATTAAAGATATAGATAAAATTAAAGATATTGCGATTATCAATTATAATACAACCAAAATTAATCCTAGCATAATTGCTTTATTAAAAAACAATCAATTGAGTTGCGATACACTAGACATATATCCTGCTTCTATAAACGACCTGATTACCACATTGTCTCGTTATAGGTACTGTATAGATTTTTCTAATGCATCCCCTCTGGAATGTTTTGCTAGCATCATAGCAAAAGCTTTTTATATCAGCACAGGCAAAAATACTATATTGTATAATAATCTATTTAATACTGTTTCTATCTCTAATGAGGATGAACTAGTTAAAGTTTTGAATAAAACTATTAATACAATTTCATGTTCTTTATTTGGTCAAGATAATAATGTTTTGTCTAACCTAATATCGGATGATAGAAATGATAAACTACAACTTTTTTTTGACAAACTAACAGCTACAAGGTATTATTAAATATGCTCAAGAATAAAAGTATTAATCTATATATTACAGAAAATCATATTGTTAGTGATTTTACTCCTGTACACGTTAGTGAACTACAAAAAGTATCCAATGGATCTGTAGACACTATGATTTGTAATTTTTTAGATGAATTAACATTAGAGCAAAGAAATGCTATTTTTCTAGAAATGTCTCATAAGCTGAAAAAAGATGGATTATTAAAGTTACGATTTATAGATTTAGACACATTCGGTATAGACCTCTATCGTAATAGAATAGATTTTGAAAATTTTAATCAAATATTAAATGCACATAAATCCATGTGGGATCAATCATTTATAGTTCATGTGTGTTCTCAGCTACCTAATTTACGTATTTTAGAAAATAATATTTCTGGTTTATTTAAAATTTTAACAGTTCAAAGAATCAAATAATTATTATGAAGACAAAATGTAACAAATGCATATTTAAAATTACAGACGAAAACAATAAACAAACATCCTGTCAGCTGGGGGTAACGGAGAGAATTGTTAATAAGCTACAGCTGTTATACAATAAAGACAACCTGGAAGTTGACGAGACAACAAATAGCTATATTATTAATGATTTTTATTGTCCTTATGCAAGATTGGCTGAGTGGGCATCTGTTGTACAAGACAATAATCCAACAGACGAATCTTTAGAAAACATTGTTCTTAAAGAATCTACTATAAACTACTACTTATTAGTGTTCTTGTCATCATCTGATAAAAACTATATTAATAAGACATTAGACAATATTAATAACTTAGTTTCAAAACCAAGATTAATATCATTTATTATTCGTAAAACAAATACTAATATCAAAGACAATGTTGCAAAATACATAGAAGAATATAATCTCCCAATCAAATGGAAGATTCACTTTGTGGTCGATGATACCAGCGACAATATGATATTAGATAGCGTCCTTAGAACTGGTCTACCTCCGATAGCAGCACTGATTTTTGTCATTAAAAATGATTTCACAACAGAACAAATTGATTCCTCTCAAGAAATATTCAAGCATTGCATAAATAAAAAAATTATTGTATCAGAACAGCTTACGGATAGGGATTTTCAAAAATTAGCTATTCCAACATCTTTTTATACGGCGATGGATAAGAATATAGATTTCGTGATAGATGAAATACATCGAGTAACAGATCTATACAACATAGAGATTATATGATTAATATCGTTATTTTAGCTTGTGAAATACCAAAAGGTATGAAGTCCTATGGGCCCAAAGCTATTCTGACAATAGATCCCAAAAATAAAAAACCGTTGATAGTGAAGCAAATAGAGTTACTACAACATGCTTATAAAGGACATAAGCATCAAATACATATAGTGTTGGGATTTCATGCTGATAAAGTATTAGAGATTCTAAAAACATTTAAAGTATTAAACAGTAGTATTAATATTATTTATAATGATAAATTTGAAATAACTAATCAGTTGTATAGTTTTACTAGATGTTTAGACCATATAAAAGATGGGTCTATTATGGTATATTCCAGCGGTATAGTCTCATCATATAAACCTAAAAATTTAGAAGAATCTAGTTTGATTGCACTAGCTAACAACGATAAAGAAAATCATTTCGATATAGGCATAGGACACAATCAGATGAAAGCCGAATACCTGTGCTACGACCTCGATTTACTGTGGGCAGAGATGTGCTATTTTTCACACAAAGATATCCAAAATATTAAAAATATTACACAACGTATGGCTGGTATTAAAATACAAAATATGTTTTTATTTGAATATATAAATTTACTTATAGAACATAATATTGTATTCAATATAGATAAAGTAAACCCTGTAAAAATTAAAAAAATTATTAATCATAAATCCATATGAACATATATTCTAATAATAATCCTTCTAGAACCAATCTTTTGTTTTATAAAAACATCTGTAATATTACAGGTGTTGTGTCTATGAATTTATTTAATCCAGATAATATTTACGAAATAATTTTACATTATAAGCCTAAATATTTATTATTAGATAATTATGTATTATCAAATTACCATATACAAAATTGCATAAATGATATTATACAAAAAAATTTAATCACTAATACAAAAATTGTTTTATTAAATACTGAAAATACTAATAATATTAAGAATGAAAATTTTGTCTTTATTAGTACTAATGATTATTTGTTATATGATGAATATCCTAATACTAGTAATAATCAAACAACAAGCAATAGTTCATATATATTATGCAATATGTCTTGTCTAGAAGCTCCTGATATGATAGGATCTCTAAATAAACTATTCTACCCCGAGAATACAACTATGCCAGTTAAATTGATTAATAATCCCAAAGTAGAGCATGTACAGAATCTGGGTGTTGCATCAGAGGATAAAATCTTGAATCTTATCAAGCAGTGTGCTTATTATATAAATATAGATAATTTGTATTATGTAGACGCATTAATGATGAAAAAACCAGTTATTAATTTGATATCTAATCAACTATTATCTGTTAAGAAACCAGATACTATTGATACTATAGATAGTTGTTCCTTTAGAGTAGAAAATTTATCTATAGATAGTAATAAATTTATTTCCAATATCACAAAACAATTAGGATTATCTGTATGAATTTAGGTATGATGTGCATTGTTTCAGACGATTCGTGTCATGGCATTGTTAGTGCTCTGAACGAATTAACATATCATCATGACGATATTAATCTACGAATGTTTACGTTTGGATACAATACAGAAAATATTTTAAAGAATTTTCCAGTATTGCCTATACACGAAGCTAAATACTGTTATGATACACTCATTACTTGGGATATTTTATCAATTGATTTGGCAATTAATTTTCCAAATATTAAACATATTTTTTATATTCATAACGATAATGTAGCGTGGACGAAAAACTATAATATTAATTATGAATTATGGGAAAAGATTTTCGATAATCCAAAAATAGATGTTATTACTTGTAATAAAGACATTGACACACTACTTCAATTAACATGGAAAAAACCTATCTATATAGAAGCATTAACTCCGGAAAACATATACAATGTCATACGATAATTTGTCCGATAATCAAAAACAAAAGATCTTAGAACAACAATACGATATTGGTAAATTAAGTTTTATAGATCTGGCTAAAAAATACGAAACATATCCTAATAAATTGCGTCGTGATGCTATTAAGTTTGGAATTAAAATTAGAGACAAGAGCGAAGCGCAAAAAAACGCACTAGCGAATGGATCTCATAAACATCCAACAAAGGGAAAAATACGCACAGAAGAAGAAAAACAAAAAATTGGTTTAGGAGTTTACGAATCTTGGCAAGCTCTTGACGAAAATGCTCTTAAAGAAAGACAAGAAAAAGCTAAAATAGCGTGGAGTAATAAATCTCACGACGAGAAACAAAATATACTACACAAAGCTAATATGGCTGTCAGAGAATCTTCAAAAACCGGATCCAAGTTAGAGAATTTTTTATTATATAAACTACTAGAATGCGACTACAAAGTAGACTTCCATAAGGAACAAATTTTATCAAATACGAGATTGCAAATTGATCTGTTTCTGCCTACTATGTCCGTAGCGATAGAAGTAGATGGTCCTTCTCATTTTGAACCAGTATGGGGCGAGGATGTACTAAAGAAAAATCAAAAATACGATACTAAAAAGAATGGTTTAATCTTAGGTAAAGAGTTGGTCTTGATAAGAATTAAGCAAACAAAAGATTATTCTGACACAAGGGCGCGGATATTATTAGAAAAACTACTTGATGAATTACGAACTATAAAAAATAAATTTCCAGATAGAGACAAAAGATACATAGAAATAGAGGATTAAAAGATAATGATTAAAATCAAAAAAGAGGCTCCTGTAGAACCTGTTGAAACAACGACCGAAGCACCTTCGTCTCCTTTGTCATATAATGACGTTGGTTGGAATGATTATGTTTTGAGCCTTCTCACAGACGAGGAAAAAATAGACGGAAATCCCACTGTCGATGGTTTGCGTCGAGTCTTTGAATTGGCCTTAAATTGTGTGGTAGTTCACTCTAATACAGATATTGTTCAATCTCCTACTCCGGAGAATGAAAAAAGAGCAACAGTAACTCACACCCTGACCTACGTATTAAATTCTGTGGTCTGTAGCGACGAAGATTTAAAAGTCAGGTCGGTAACTGGCTCTGCGGACGTTTATTGGGGCAATTGTGATAAAATCTACCGTAATCACCCTGTTGCTGTAGCAGAAACCAGAGCAGAAGGAAGAGCCCTAAGAAGAGGATTAAGATTAAGAAAAGTGGTGGCAGCAGAAGAACTATCATCTGCTATAGAAGACGATCCAAATGGGGATAGTGTGAACAAAATTGCTCCTAATCAGTTAAATTTTATGGATACTTTAGGACAAAGATTAAATATTAATATCTTGCATCTCCTATCATCATTAGATATTATAGAGGATAATGTGCATAATATATCTCATACTGATGGTATTCGGGTTATCAGGGAACTGTCCCGTTATCAGCAAAATATGAATGATATACCGGAAAAACTTATGGGCTATGAATCTAACTGGAGATAGTTATGAAAGTGAATTATAAAGCAAATAATAAACTACAATTTGAAATAGAAGCAGAAGGACAAAAAGAAGTCTTTAAAGAATTAGCTAGTGTACAAGAAATTTTTGGCGAAGAACAATGTGGGGTATGCAAAGGAGCAGATCTAAAATTTGTTGTTCGCAATGTTGAGAGCAACGATTATTATGAAATGAGGTGTGGTTCTCAAGGATGTGGGGCTACACTAGCGTTTGGACAGCATAAAAAAGGTGGAACGTTATTTCCCAAAAGGAAAGACGATCAAAACAATTGGTTACCCAATAAAGGTTGGCACAAGTGGCAAAAAGAGAAAGACAAAGACGACTGATCGACTGGTGGATAGAAACTGGAACTTTACAGTCTTTAATCGTACATACGATAGTATTATTGCTACTCTTACTGTATGTACCAGAACAAAAATATTGTAAAAAAATTGCTATTGATCTACAATTTTCCAATGATCAAATAGAAGATATTAATTTAGATCCGTTGGTATCTATTGAAGAACTAACGGATAAACAAAAAGGGGCAAAAGAAGTATCTGATGATACTACTTTGGCTTCATATACAGAAATTCAAATAGAACCAGAACAGCTGTCTGTTGATGGAATAGAAATACCTGATAATGCATCTGTAAATGATACTCTTCCTATCATAGATAATGCTACTTTGTTAGCAAGTATAAATAATAACTCCCAAGAAGATATTATTTCTCATGGATCAGGTTCCGGAAATATCCCTAGTGGTCATAATGGAACAGACGAAATGGGTAGAAGACTTGGGGCTAATGGAGCAAAAACTGGTGATGTGCAAGCGTCTATTATATGGAATAACACAAACGATATTGATCTATGGATAATGTGCAGAGCAAAAGATAAAGTTGATCCTATTAATTGGCAGAATCCTGTTGGTATGACAGGAGGTTGTTTAGATATAGATAGAAATGCTAACCCTAATTTGCTAACTATAGAACCTGTAGAAAATATTTTTTGGCCAAGAGGTCATGCTCCTTATGGCATGTATGATGTTTATCTTCATTATTTTAAACAGTGGGATAGAAGACAATCTAATACAAAAGTTCAGATTAGAATAATGTACGGTAATAAAATTATAGAAAAAACGCAAACACTAACACATCAAGGTCAACTAATCAAAATTCATTCTTTTAAAATTAATCAGAATACATTGCCTATAAAAACAGTTAAATCTCAAGATCTGTCGATTCTGGAATAGGACCCCATTTTTCTACTGGGCATTTTTGATCAGCCCATAGTAGTTTATTCATATAGGTTTTTTCTCTAGATAATGCACATCCACACTTTAAACAGGTATTATTCTTATAAAACTCACAACCATGACAAATTTTTAATCTTTCGTCTATTTGCGCCTGAGTACATTGTTTTCTGTTTTGGTTATCATTTTCGTATTGTTGTGGTCTAGGAGGTTTTGTTTCTAAGGCATTACCTCCAAATGGTTTATAAAACCACCAATCCTCTAAAATAGCTGTTGGTTGAGTATCTTTGGTTACGGATACGAATGTTTTTCCTCCGTCGTTTGAAACAGCAACTTCTGCTAATTTGACCTGATTTACGTCCGGATTCATAGCGGACACATCGGTTAAAACTGGACACATAGGCAATGAAGCTGGATGGTAATTTTTTTGATCAACTACATTACCACAATGTTGACATACATATAAATTAGGATTTAAATTTGATTGTTGAAAAGAACAAAAAATATTTACATCTGTCATATAAAATTCCTTTTATGATTCAGTACAGGGTTTCGTTGTTATCTTACAATAGTAAACATTTAATTTAACGGTCGTGGATCCAACAATTGCTTCTGGATTATATTTTAAAGAGTATTTTACTATGGTTTTACCTGTGTCAAAATCAGGAGCTATAGTGCTATTATTATAGTTATTTATACAGGTTTGTAAAGATTCTGGATCACATAAATTAGTATAGTTTGGTGCATTAACTCCACCATAATAATAACCTCCTGAATATGATCTAGTACAAGCCTCCCACCCTGGGGTCACTGTTTCAGGCATTTCTATCTCATATTCGTATGTATCTGTTGTACGAACTTCTTCTACTCTTTTCATAGTGCAATATTTGGGTTTAAAAGTGCATTTTTCAGCTTGATATGATATATCTGTTCTACATTCTGATGTTCCTATATTAGTTTTAATATTTTCTGTGTATGAAGGACCAGCTGTCCAACAGCTATTGGTCTGATTTGCTCTGTCTCTATTATTGTTCATAAAATCTTTATCACAACATAATCCTGTAGTATAACTATTTGGTGGTTCATAACATCTATTTTCATCTCCATCTCCGTGCTCACATCCTCCATTCAAACAGGCATATTTAGAAGAAAATTCTTTTGCTCCCACAGGAACAAAACTGCCTGATTGACAGGTACCATTATAACAATACCATTTTACAGACGGTGGGGTGAAGTCATCGTTAGGACATAGTGGAGGAGCATAATAATAGTAACCATAATAATATCCATAATAATAATCATTAGAATTATTTTGATTACAACAATCGCTTCCAATATTAGAAAATGTTCCCCAGTTTAATCCGTTATTTCCTAATGAAGTATAATTAGCAAATGTACAATCATCATATTCAGAACATTTTAAACACGGTTGACATGTACAAGCACAATCTTCTTTTTCAAATCTCCATGATTTACGAAAGATTTGGGTGTCTATTTTTGTATAATGTTCTTTGGGTTCTTTTCCAGGACAGCATGATCCGACACAAGAACCATCACCGCTTTGTCCTACACATCTCTGAGGAGGGTCGCAATTAGTGACACATGTATAACACTTGTCAGGATAGGATGATACTGGAAAATTATTATAGAAATAATTACCATTATTATAATAATAATACCAGCTATAATAACTATAAAAACTTTCGCAAGATGTTTCGGGGTACTCTGGATATTCTTCAACACAAACGTACGGATCTTTAACTAATTCATACTCAACTGTATATGTTTTTTTTACAATAGCATATGAGTAGTCGCATCCAGCCGACCCGTCGTGATTCTCATTTTCTGCACAATTCCAACCTGTCGGTAATGCACAACATCTTTTCCTGTCTTCTCCGTTGATAGCTTGACAATTATCATAAGATGAATATGTTCCATTCACACATCTCCGGGTCTTGCAGTTTACTAATCTCGGAAAAGTACAGTCTCCTCTTTCATCATCGCATTTTGGCCTTTGTTCTCCCGACCATCCCCACCAAAAACCCATACCCCATGTATTGCTAGTACAAGCATTAGAATAGTTTTGATAATAATCATTATATCCATAATTCCACCAGTAGTTATAAAAATTATTATATGACCAAGAATAATAATAATTAGATCCACAAACTCTTGGATAATTACATAGATATTCGTCTGGGGCTTCTACTTCACTATATAAAAAGATTAAATCGTCACCTATTTTACCATAATATCCCCATGACCCTCCACTAAACCATGCGTTCAAAGTATTTCCACTACAAGCATTAAATGTGCTTTTTGTATTAGAACAAGTATCTGGATAACATTTTCTGGAAGATTGCCCAGATGTGTCGCAATCCTGTATGGCTCCATTAGTATCTATATATTGATATGTCATTATATACTCCCCAAAACACAATTACTTTTTTTCACACTGGTTGTATCGCACATTAATAATTTTGAATTAAGTGGAGTATATTTTACAACAGGACACTTAAATTTATTACTAGTATTTCTTGGTAGACAAATTTTATTTAAACGAGATGAACTACCGGATATCACGCCTGCTCCAGTGCCTGAAGATCCGCTACCTCCACCAGAACCAAAAAAAGCTATAATTAAATTATGATATACCTCAACTTTTATCGTGATATTAATAGATTCTTGTCCATAACAAGGACATTGTCCGGGAGGATTATCCTGATCTTGTTTATTTTTATAACTGATTTCATAAGTTTTTTTACGAATTTTTACAGATTCTGTCAATTCTTTAGCTTTATCTTGAGGCACAAAAACCGTTTTAGTTTTTGTATAGGCTTTGCGCTCACGAGTATAATGAGAGTGTTGTGTTGGTGTTAAAGTTTCTATATTTGTTTTAGTTCTATAACAAGAAGTCTCCTGGTCTTGCCTATAATATGGGATAAAATACTGTCCTTCTTGTGGTGATATTAATGTACATTGACAACTAGATACGTGTCCTTGGTATATTGTTAAACGATCTTCTAGATTAGAGCATGGAGAGTAGTCCGAACCACTTTTATTTTCACCATTACACTGATACTGACTCTGGAAACTACTAGCAGCACAATGTGATAAATTACAAGGAGGTCTAGATACTTCTCCATTAGAAGCTGTACATGTTCCATAATTATACCACCATCCATAATAATAACAAAATCCACCATAATAATATCCACAATAATTATAATAACCATTCCAATTATATCCATAATTCGACCCGTCTGTAATGCCATCGGAGGTATTACACGAAGCTCTACAACCTATTGACCACTCTCGACTATTAGCAATTTGGGCTAGAGCTAATGATGATTGACATGAACACTGACAATAACAATTAGATCTAGCAGTCTGGTCTTGATATTGATTGCAGTTATTGTTGCATTCTGATTGTTGTCTATAAACTTGACAATTTTCATTATTAATTCTAGCTTGTTCCTCTATGTTTTTATTATATATCCCTACTGTATCAGCTGGGTCGTCATCTAATATGCTAATCGGTCCATCTAAAATAGATCTACTTACTTCGAATTCTTTAATATATTGAGGATCAACATTGGCACACGCATCTTCATATGTTCTTAGTTCTTGTTCTGTTGGCCCATCAATTTTTGCAAAACACGACGGGGCTACTGTACATAATCCGTCATTTAAATATCCTCCACATAATGGTACTGTTTTAACAGTATATTTTGTGCAATAGCCATCGTATTGTCCTAATTCACATATGCTTAAGTCTACAGAGTATGTACATGTTTTACCCCCTGTAGGAGAATCAGCTAAATCAGCATATTTAGGACAATGACACTCTTGTTCAGCAGCTTCTTGATAACTTAAAGTATGTCCACATGGCTTAGGTCCACAATATCTACAAGCTAAATAATAATCTTCTGGTTTGCTTATATCTTTACATCCTACCAACGTATAATTTTCTTCCCAGTCTGGTCCAAAACGCTGGGACATTTCGTTATTAGCATCAGAGCAGCTAAAATCTTGTTGATTAAAAAAATTATCAGGAGGAGATCCTCCTGTCACTGGATCTCCATTGCTATTGCACGAAAAAGTCCCTTCTGCTATAGTACGAGATACTGTAAAAGTTGCATTATTGTCTTTAGTTTTTAGTGTCAAATCATCGAAACAAGATTTGATACTAACATTTCCTTCTATGTCTTTATCTAAAGAAAATTGACATCTAAAATTATCCACCTCTAACCTGAATAAAAGTCCTGGAGCAATACAATTATCTGTACCTTTAATAGTAAAAGTTTTTGTAATACAATATTTTGTGTCCGCCTCTGGATCATATTCTTTCAAAGGAGGACTAATATTATTAGGATGGGAAACAATACTTCTGTATTTTTCTTCATTCGATAAAATAACGGATAGAGGAGGAGTATTAATAATCGCATTACCAGGATCGAGAATAGATGGACTAAGATCTATAAAATTACCAGGAGTATATTCAGAACCTAAACTATAATCTTTAGGAAAAATATATTCACATTTATCAGTAATTATATTACAAAAATAATTTACTAAAAATGATGTACCAACACTATTAAGAGTAGTAGATGTACATGGAATTGGTACCGTAGATGCGTTTCTAAAAAAGTGGAATCTAGGATTGGTAATATTATGTAAATATGGTAATATATTTTCTTTAAGTTTTAATACAAAATACTCTGTTGTTGCTCGAATAGTACCTTTGGCATTTGTTGGTTGGCTGATAGAATCCAAACATTGTGGATTTGTATTAGGATCTGTAGCGCTTTGACAGTTAACATCAACTTTGTAATCATTCCAAAAACTATAGCATCTATCTCTTTGTTGGGCCTGAGAGTTTGCACAGTTCCAGTCTCCTGGCTCACAGCAATAATCAATATTTCCACAGTCTCCCGGAAAAGAAACAGAAACTACATCGAAATACTGACTATCTTGTGCTGTTAGTCCTAGTTTATCCCATAAATCTCCTATACTTAAACTATATTCATCTTGACAGATATTTTTTTTATATCTTGATGAACATAAAGAAGCATCTCCTTGGCAAGTATATTTTAATTTTTTTAGTACCTTATAAACTTGATTAGATTTAAATATAATTCCTTTTTTTGTTAATAGTTGCCATTCTGTGTTATGAGGTATGTCTATCCAAAAGAAATTTTCATTATACGGTATCTGCATAGAAAAATTCAAAGGTTTTGGTTGTAAAAAATCTTCGAAGAAAACAATACCGCCATTAGATTTAACAGGTTGGTGCTTCTCTAGACTAGAAAAAATATGAAGATCTAATAATGGAGAAAAATCTTTAGTTTTTAATAAATTAAAGTTTGTAGTATCTTTATTATAAGAGAGGGGAGCTATTTTAGTATTACATAATGTTAGAGCTCCACCTATACCAGCAACTAAAGACTTAGGAAACATTGAGTCTTTATTTATTGTTTCATGTTTATGATAGCACAATCTAGTTGTTTGTTTAAGATCATTATTATTAGTATTAGCTATTACGGAATACGACCTTAAAGACACAGTACCTGTAATATATGCTGTATTACTATTGGTGCAACCGCTCTGATTTTGTTCTATTTTAACAATAGCGTATAGTCCTAAGTATGAGGATTTATTACTATAGAAAGTAAATTGATTATTGTTATTTACTCTTTGTCTTGATACCTCGCTACCATTATAGTACAATACAACATCATATTTTTGTGTTTGTATACTATTAGCTCTATCGATATTAATTTCAATTCTTATAGGTCCTGTATATGTTCCAACATAAATATAATCTTGCCTACCAGAAATAGAACCAGATGATATAATCATATCTCCTTGAGGATTAGGATTTCCTACTGGATATTGATTATTTTGGCCCAATACATGTAGTATTCGTTGATTGCTATATTTTTCTGCCCATATTCTAGTTAATGGAAAATAATAAGACTTATTATCTGGATCATATCCATTATAGAAAGCTAATGGAACACCCCATGTAAAATATGTATTTGGATATACTGAAGTTCTTAAAGTGGAATTATTATATTTAGGTAATGCTTGTGTAGCATTTAGAGCTGCTTTACCATATGACATATTCCCCCATTTACCTACAGAAATGTAATCATCTCTCACTGTTTTATATGGTCTTAGAACAAGAATAGACGGAACATAATCATCCAGCTCTTCGTTAATCTTTCTAATTAATCCGGAAGAATAGTCGATACCTTGATCTATATTTTTGGACGGTAAATTTTGTCTGAGATATATAATATTATCTTGAATATAGTTTATAGTAGCCTCAAAATTTTTGTTTAAATTCAGCCGACTATATAAAACAACTTTCCATGTTTGATATGTTGGATTAACAATATCAAAATACGAAGTAGCTCTATTAGTTCCGTCTAAACTAGTAATTCTTATAGAATCGACTCCAACTTGTTCATAAATTAAATCATTAATAAATCTTCCGTGATCATTAACAAAATAATCTAAATTAATGTATTCAAATGGCACTAAATCAAGAATTAAACTCTCTGTTGGAGTATATCTAATTTTACGCCATTTATCTGTAACTAAATATGCTCCTCCTTGTGTTGGAATACCTAAATACTTAGCATATGCTATATTTTCTTTTTGATAAACAGATAAATTTGTTTCATTAAATATAAAGTTGTATCCTTCTAAATATTCTTCATCATACATACTATATGCACTATAAAAATAGTTAGTAGCACTTTGAAATTTAATATCTAGATTATATCCTACCCAACCACCAATATTATCAGCTGCTGCAACAGTGAAAGATCTTTCATTGCACAAGAATGTGTAGTCAACATTATGCGCTCCGTTGCATGGAAAAATCCAATACGGATATTTTCCTGGTTCTATAACATCTCCATTGATCACTAAATCATCATCAACAAATCCTTTTATATTTACATAAACTGGTAATGCTATATTATTCGGTATAGTAATAATTTTTTCACCAGCTATTTGAGGATTACAGTAACCTCCCCAATTAACACTACTTCCATAAGATATGCTTTGTGTAGCAAGAACTGTTGTTCCTTGAGGTAAGACTGCCGTTTTATTTGAGTATCGACTATCATAAGTCCAACCAAAATTGGGATGGAAAAATCCCTTACTACCTACCATAGAGAATCCAGCACTAACAACCTGTTGTGTATATGTATTTTGTATTGCATCTAGAGATACTCCCCACTGAATCTCTGGATCATCAGCCGTAGCTCCTCCGAATGTTACTTGTACACTAGCGGGACTTGCTGTAGACTTGGTAAGTATTAATTCGTCAGATCCTGTTTTAGTTGAAGTAACCGCCTTACCATTCCAGAGCAGAGAAAATTTACCTTTGCTAGCTTGTGTCGTTAGTTTTAGAGTAGCTGGATAAGGAATATCAAAATAGACTGTTCCATTCCCACATCCGGCTCTTGAGTATTTACAAGATTCATTGGAAGGAAAAATAGGAGCATGAGATTTGGGAAGTGGTGTTCCAGGTGATGGATGACCAGGTATAATGATTCCATTTTCTCCAACTAAATTGGATAATAATCCTCCATAGTACATACCTGATGGTAAATAATATGTAGATGTATTAGGAATACCAACATTATTAAACTCATTAGATGCTTGTTGAATACCTATATTTGGATGTATAGATGTTAAGGACTGACAATCACATTCTTGAGAATTGGTTTCTATAAAAGCAGGACAAGATGGCTTAGAAGCACTTCTTAAATAATTAAGATTAAAATTTTCTTTAATGCGTAATTGACTATTACTAGCTGTAGTAAATCCTATGCTTATAGCAGCTGGGCCGGTTTCAAATGTATCATAAACTCTATTTGCAGGACGATAGTTGTCGATAAAAAAGGGTTTATCATCGAATTGTTTCGTATTATTATATTTAGCAGAGCCTGAGAAGGTTATTTTTAAATTATATGAGATTATTCCACCAAAATTATTTTTAACAGCTATGGTGAAGAATGACGAGGAAGTTTTAAATAAGTAATCTATACTATGGTCGTTGTTGCATTTGTATGTTCCCGAAGCATATCTTCCGCAGTCGATTATGGTTCCATTTACTAATAAATCATCGCTTACATTACCTGTGATTCTAACATAGTATGGACCAGAACCCAAACCATCTGGGATATTAACTGTTTGTTGTCCATAGGTTGATCCAGAGCAGTATCTCGCCTTGGGTAATTCTCCAGTATCTTCTTGAAATTCATGCTGGGTACCAGCTACTGTTCCCTTGGCTTGAGCACCTGATCCTCCTCCTCCACTAAAACTAATAGACGGAGATTTAGTAAAACCCGAACCAGGATTAGTGATGATAACCCTAGTTACTTGTCCGCTAGAGGTTAATTCTGCTTCGGCAACACCTTCTGTTCCGCAACCAATCAAATATATCGTTGGTTGTGAATAATATCCTGTTCCACGATTTTGTAAATTGATATTTGTAATAAGTCCATCTTCAGATACTTGTGCAACAGCTGTGGCTCCTGTTCCACCTCCACCAACTATGTAAACCTTTGGTGGAGTAAAGTAATTTTTACCTGGATTGATGATATTAATTTCTTGTAATGCTCCATCTCCAATAACAGCTATTCCTGTTGCTCCTCCTGCTCCCGAATCAGACGCGGATGGCTGTATACTTACGGTAGGAGGAGAGGTATAATCGGACCCTCCATTGATCATGGTAATAGAAATGACTCCACCTAAGTTAAGATTAAATTCATTATCACAAGCTTGTCCTAATTTAATATCTGTATTAATTTTTACTCCACCAAAACCATGAAATTGTATATTAGAAATATTAGGATCAAATGTTCCGGACACTACAGGAGATAGGTTATAACCTAAAACTTTATCATTAAGAGTAAATGTATTTAGTCTATGAGTATCAGCCAAGACAGTACTATTATACTTTGTCATAATGGGATTAACAAAACCAGATGGAGCTGCTTTAAATAATAAGTCTCCAACACTATAAGCAACAGAATATCCTGCTCCAGGATTATTAGATGGAACAAAAAGTTGTTGATTTGAACTAATAGAGATATTGGGTCCGGTATCGCTAGTAAAATTAGAAGTAAAAATTGTTGTAGAGTTTGGAGGAATTACAAGCTGCAAACCACATTTAGAAACTAGTTTATAAATTAAATCACTTTTAGATTGAATATAATTATTGGTTCCAATATCATTATATGGTTTATCTGACATTAATTTTAAGAAAGGTAGTATTCTATAATATTCATCTCTAGGATATTGAATAGATTCTACCGTCCATCCTGGCTCAAACTTTTCACACTCGTCTATTCCTGCTCCTGTTAGAATCTCAGTAACCCAATCTATCTGAGGGCCAGAAGATAACAGCTTTGATAACCAGTCTACATCACACGTAATTTTAGCAGATGTCAATGATTGTTTAATTAATCGTGCGCTATTTTTTAAATTATCAGTAACATTTGGTGCTCCATTAATAATAGCAAAATCACCATCTGAAATATATAAATCGACACCAGGAACTAGTCTATTGTCATTTTCTCTATTTATATCCCAATATCTATACCAAAATAAAATAGTTTCATTATAATTAGCACAAGGTTGAAAATTAACAACCCAATCTAAATTCATAAATAAGGGTCCAGTTACAGACCAATTTTTTAAACCCTGTGTTTGCGGAATATATAAGAAATTAGCAACACCCAAACCATTCGGAGTGCTAGATTGACAAGTATTACTGGTATATTCTTTCCATATGGACCCATCGATGGATTTTGGTTGAGTTGTATGAAAATAGGGCATCCATACGCCGCTATACGAAACATCGTACGGCTTTATATAATCTGCTAAATCATAGTTAAAAACAGTATTATCTATATTGTTTAATAATTCATATACTAATAAATTATTCTTAATATCACAATCACAGGCGGCCATACTATTCCTTTTTAAGTGCAGCTATATGTACTAATAAGAGTCCATGAATTCCTTATATACATAAATACACCGGTCTGGTTTGGAGTAGTTAATGGGAAATTCAAAGGATTCCCATATTGAACGGTTATTTCTTCTGGACTTTCTGGCAACCCGGTAACTGGATCGTAACCTTTAGCATATGCATTAAAAATCCTAGCAGAACCATTGCTTTGTATATATCCTAAAGCAATAATATTTTGACGAGATATTGGTTCATAAAAGCCAGAACCTTCATCATAATAACATAAAATTTTTGCGCCTCTTGGTGCTCCAAATGTTTCAGACGAATCTTTGACAAATACCATGCGCCTGAGACCATTGGGTAGTGGTGTTTTTCTGTCTACGGCATTTAAGAAGCCTCTAGCAGGAAATGGTGGTACAAGATCATCTTCTAATTGTATATCAACGAGCTTATATGGCTGTGGAGTAGTCCACACTTTTTTCGCATGATCCCATCTAAGGTCTACTGGTCCGACTGGCCACGAATCCGGCCTTAAACCCCAACCCTGATAAAATTTATCTTCTCTCGTAGGCTCACTCCATCTTCCTTCATCATTCGACCATTCTTGATTTTTGCCGAGTATTGCCCCTTCTGTTCCTGTTTGTTGCTGTGTTAAAGATGAGATTCTCCAAGGCTGGCCATTACTAAAAAATCCTTTTGGCTCACCAGAAGCATTAGGAACAGGATATCCCTCTGTGTCAAACCCCCAGCCAGCCATTATCAATGGACCTCGTAATCCTAAAAATCTATAATTCATCTGAGTAATACTAGTATTAGTACGATTATTAACATTATCAAAAGATTTAGAATTAATATCTGCATCAGCAAAACTATTATTTTGATCAGAGTATTCTCTACCATTTTGATCTATATCCAAATTCTGATAAAATGATAAAGATTGTGGAGGTACTTGACTTCTACCAACAATGTCGATATGATGAGCTGTAAAGTCATTAAGCTGAGCATATTGATTACGTAATTCTCCAACTGGCATAATGAGAGGATTTAAATTAACATAATTAATTCGTTTTCGTTTAAAATTATCTAGTAGAGCGCTCACAGCATTTGGATCTCTGATAATGGACGAATCAGCTTCGTTCGATAAAATAAAGGGAGGTAATCTTCCATTACTAGCATCTGATGGTCCTGCTTCAGAACCAGCTACTTCACCACTACAAAAATCACACCATAGAGATCTGGTATTTCCATCAGATAAAGTAAAAGAATATTGTTTGGTTCCGTTACAAAACGGACAACCACTTGTATAATATTTTTTTAGAGGAGTAGTAGAGTTGGACAACGTTGGATAAAAAGATATAGGCTGCAATAAACCATCCATACTCATAAATGCTTTGGAACTATAAGAATTTTCAAATTCTGATGGTACTTCTCTAATATTTTGTAAAGTAACAGTGGTTAATTGACGAATACTGTCTCCCGTCCATATGTTAGTATTATCAAATCGATTAGCTAGAAATTTGGGCTGTTTAGTAGCTTTACGACTAAAAAATGGAGAAGAATAACCAACTAAAACATTCAATGGACTGTAAGATCTCAGTTTTGGTACAGATGCTCCTAGATCAAAATTTGAAAGTGTTGGGCGACCAGCTATGGAACTTAGTTGTTCTCTAATAGCCGCATACTGTTGCCTTAGTTGTTTTTCAAATCTAATATTTTGTTCGCCTGCCTCTTTTAATCTATCTGCATTTTCTTTATTAAATAAACTAAATTTCTTTGTATATGTTCTAAATGTATACGTAGTTAATGGGCCGTTTTCGCTGATTTGTGTTTGTATATTATTGATTACTGGTCCTCCGAATGCATATGCAGCAGCTTTCAACTCATTTCCTAAATTAAACATTGGAGTGCCGTAATATGATAACTGACCAGTTTCTCCCTTAAGTTGATAATTATTATCTTGTGTAGCTAGTTGAATAGCCACCATATCTAAAACTACCATACTTCCATAGTTCCATGGAACAAGACTTGGGTCTACATTTACGTTAACTCCTCCGATTAGTGTTTCTAGTTTTCTTGATTTATGAGCTGAGTCGTCTCCTAAATACGAAAAAATATCGTCTATAAACATATCTGGAGAGCTAATCCATGGTCCGTATACAGCTCTATTATCTTTGACGGGAATAGCGGCAAATGCTGGCATAGCTGCTTTTGGAGCAATAGATAGGTTGTTATATTGTTTGTTTCCACTATCCTGTAAATAGTTTTCAGCAGTAAATCCGGCGCCATTGTTAACATATCTATTACTAATAGCTAGAATTTTTTTAGCTCTAATAGAAATTACAGCATTATTAGTAGCAGAATATTCTGGCAACATAAATTCTGCTATAGCAGCACTAACACTTAGTGCGTCTGGTGATATCGGATTAATATCTATTTTATCTGTTTTTACAATAATTTTGGGAATAACAGAATTACCATTTTTAGCAAACACTAAATTTTCTTCAACATCTGCTTTAACATATACTTTAGAAGCTAGGTCCGCTGGTATAGTTCTGGAGTTATAGCTGTCTGAAAAAGAATGTCTATATGGCACTACCTTATATTTATCTCCTGAAAACATCAAAGATGGTTCCCAATAAAATGTTGGATTAGATGTTGACCAGTTATGAAAAACACCAGCGCTTCGATATGCATCAAATTTTGTAAAGTTATAAAAATTAAAATTTGTATTAAAATTAATGGTATTATTATATAAAGAATATTCAAATTCTCTATAATAATTATAGAGAGGTAAATTACTATAGCCTAATATGGTTTGTATTAGTCCATTATCATTAATAAATTCATCAACATCTGATGTTCCTATTGTTAGAGTATCATCTATCACATTGCCTGGTTCTTCCCATGCTCCGTCTGTTGCTAGCTCAAAAGACGAATAAATTTTTTGACTACCTCCAGTTAAAGGAATATCATTTCCGTTTGGCAGAGTTCCTGTAACTTGATATGCTGTGTTAATATCTGTATATATTTGAGGAGAAGGAACACTAATCATAAATTGTTTACCATAATATTCATCAGCAATATTTTTCAAAAACTGTTGTAATTTAACGAATACTCCGTATGCTCTTTGATCAGTATAAATACTAGAAGCTGGTCCTGTAGGTACGCTTTGTCCTCCTGATTGTGAATTGCTATAAGCATTATAATGATTTTTTAATCCCATAGATATACTAGGTCCAAAATTAACTAAAAATCTTAATACTTTACGATATATATCTAGTTTAACAGCAGAAGGGGATATTCCGAGAGATACTGATTCAGCCGCGACGGCAGTTATAAATGCAATATAAGCGTCTGGTCCACTCATAGCTGCTCTGAACTCTAACTCAGAAATTCCAATAGGAGTTCGATCAGTTAAATTATATCCTACTATATTTTCTATTTCTGCAGCGCTAAACTCTACAACAAATCCTAAACCAGATTTATTGCCAAATGGATTAATTTGAGGATTTCCTGTTTGTAAATTTATTTCATTATAATTGTGATAAATAGGTCTCACTAATTTAGTAAAAGGATCCGTACCAAAAAAAGGACAAATAGCATCAGATAAACTAGAAGGATAACTCAATTCTGCGGGAGATATTTGAGTACCAACAACGTTAAGAGGTTTTTGATAATTACCTCTTAATATATTAGTAGCCCATGTATCCGTCGTATTAAAAGCTCCCGCAGCCCTTGCATCAACTCTGCCAGTAACTCCTAAAACAGTATTTACAACATATCCCATATCTAAATTTCTTAAACTATTAAGATCTGGAAATCTATATTGTTGTGTAGCACTTGGTCCATAGTGTTGTACTTGAGCAAAAGTTTTAGTATATGGATTGTATTTGAGAGTACTTTGCGAAACAGCATATTTTACATTTTTTACCTGATATAATCTTTGTTGTTTACCTCCAATATATACTGATCTAACGGGTTTAGTATTATTAAATTCTTCTCCCTTATTTGTTGCAGTTATGGTTGCTCCAGCGTCTGTTATACCATCGATAAAAGACTGTACAGCCGTATCTCCAGGTGTTCTTAGATTAGAATAAGTATTAACTTTGATAACAGGGTATGTAAAATTACCTACACAGAATATTTCTAAACTAATAAAAACTTCTTGACCAGTATTATCTGCTATATTATTAACTAAACTTAAAATATCTAAATTAGTTTCGCTCATACGATATTCTGCTGGAATAAAACCATTATCTACTAAATTACTTATATCTAGCATAAAAGGACTTAAATAAACATTAACTCCGTCTACAGACAATTGTTTAGGTTCTATAAGACCCATACGAAACCTATCTGTATTCTGCCAGTTATAAATAGTAGTAGTATTTTTTAATAAAGGCGGCTTACCAACAATTCTAGCATAAGGAGCATATCTGAATAATTTTCTATATCCTGCTTGATTAGGAATATTATTTACATATGCTTCTCCAGTACTTGTAAGTTCATATAATGCTGTTAAAATTTTCAAAACAGGTATACCTCGATCATTCTTCATAGATCTGCCATAAGAATATTCTGGCGTACGAGTTATTGGATCAAATAAAGCTCCGCTACTACCACCTGTACCATTGAAATTAGAATTATCTTCTAAATATCCATAAATATTGATAAGATTAGGTATATTTTGATTCCCTATCAAACCTGTATAATCATTACTGTATTCTAAACTAGGAAATCCAAGATATTGATTTTCGGAATACCAAGTAGAATCGGAGGCAACTTTAGAATGTATAGAACCAACATAATCTGATAAAATCATATTAGTTTGAGATAGTAAATACGATGGAGATTCTATAATTACAGTATAGCTATCAGTACCCGAAGAAGAATTGCTTTTTTCCCAAGATTTAACAATACCATTAAATGAAAAATCGTCATAAATAAAATAAACGGGTGTTCCTACAATATCTATACTCAAATTGGGATCAGGCATGTCCGCATAAAAACCAGGGTCAGGATCAGACCAATACCTAGAAACAATTGCTCCGTTTGATGCTACATAATATACCTTTGCTGGGATTAAGCTATTCCCATTCTCGTCCTTGCTAAAATTATTATTTTGTCTAGCTGTTACATAGGCATTATCTTGTGTTGGTCTTGGAACTCTCGTGCCGTTAATATCAGTTAAAGAAGGATATTTACAAGAGTCATATACTAATTCAACAGTTAATCTACTGGATTCTGAGCCCCATGCCAAAGAAGCATTGAAAGATTTGATACTACATCCTAAAAACAGAGTTTGAGCATAAACCTTAGAGCAACATATTTTATAGTTGGTTGCTGGTCCTCCGTTTGTTCCTGATTTTGTAATTGTCGTATAGCACGGTGTTGTCATATTGTCCTCTTACCTTGTGTTATAAACATTCTCCAGTATTATATACCCATGTAATATCCCATGAAAATCTACCCTCAAAAGGATTCCAATTTCTACTATCACTAGTTTTGAATACTAATCCTTGATTGGCTATGGAATAAGATGACGTAGGTACTATACTAGCAAAAGCTTCGGCTGCTATGGGCCTAAAAGAATTGACTAATTGTTGTAGTTGCTGGAAAGAAGCATTACCGCTATAAACCACACACTGTGGAGATTGTGGATGAGCTTGAACATATCCTGTTGGGGCGGGATATAGAATCTCTACATTAACCCTTCTTTCGGATTTAGTAGTACCTACTTTTTCTAATATAGGACCCAATGGTCTGCCTAAAATAAAAGTTTCTGCTACTTGATCAGAAGGGGCTGAGTCTGTGACTGTAATACTGGAAGATAAAGATCCAGGAATAAATGACCCTGGTCTATTTGAATAAACAACATTGTATCCTACTGTTCCTGCGACTGGATTCATAGATTCGCTATATTGAGCAGGAATAACATTTAATGGATTATTTGCAGATGGGCCAAAAAATATCTGATCTGTTGTGTTACTGCTGGAAGATGCTTTTGCTCCTCCTGGAATAGCAGATAATGCTAAGGAAGCTCTTTGATAAAGATACGGTTTGACATGATTATTGTAACCACTAATTGCTACAGAAAACTTGTTGTTTGTTTGATTTTGATTAGAAAATTTAGAGGGAAAATTAGGATTAATCACTCCTGTCATAGACTGATCAGGAAACATGGTAAAGCCGTTACCACCTACTGCCTCCAATCCCTTAATAGTTCCATTCATAGTTACTGTTTTAATTAATTTATCATCTGTGTTAATTTCCCAAGTAAATTCTTCTGTATATTTAATTCCAGAAGTTAAAGCTAACCAGGTATCCACAATACCATACGATCCAGCAGATACATTTGATTCAATCGTACGAACGTGATTATATAAATACAATCCTGTAGTAGGAGGAGAAGACGGAGAAGAAAGAATTGTGATACCTGTTGGGGTACTAATACTAGTTGTTGAGTATGACTTATTAAGTCTATCTGCTACCCATCTAGCTGCTTCTATATATGCTGGATTTTTATTAATAATAACAGAAGGATTTACAAGATCACTTCTATCTATACTTTTACCAACAGCACTGACTCGATGAGTGATTCTATGTTGTAGGATATTCTCTACTTGAACAGATACTGCTTTATTGTAGAGAATAGAGTCTGCTGGAGGAGAATTCAAATCTCTATTAGCTTGTGATGGTTTAAAATCTTTAAGAACAGCATCTTTAACATAATTAACATAAGATATTTCTTCTAAAGGTTCTATAGACCATGAATCTTCAAATGACTGTATTAATCCTATCACTCCTGATGCAGGGTAGGCGCTTTCCAGCGTAATAGAATATGGTAGTAACACTGTCCAATTATCATTGCTTTTTTGGGCATTAATAGATTTTAAGTATACTCCACTATATGTACTAATATTAGTATTATTGCAGAGAATGCTAAAATTTTGACCCTGATTACTATTGTTAGTAAAAAAATTCTGTATACCAGAATACGCAGTCATTAAAGAAGAAATTCCACTCCCAATAATTGTTCCTTCTAGCTGAATAGAAGATACAAATGAAAGTATATTTCCATCATTATCTACATTTGTTGTTGTATCGACAGTTACCAGTGGTAGAGGCAATCTGTAAGCTGTACCAGATATTGTAGAAAATTTATTTCTACCATAATGTAAATCAATACTGCTCATAAATTAGTCCTAAGTTTATTATATTATGGTACCGATGGACTATATGGTGCATAATGATGCTGTTCTAGAGCAGATCTCCAGTTGGTTCCATCAAATACAAACCATGAAGATTTAGTTCTATCTGTTATTCCATCACCATAATCTTGGTATAAAGTTGCTATCAATAACGCTGTACCTGTTCCACTATATACATTAAGATAATTATCAGATAAATTACTCTCTGTGTTTTGTATTACTAAGTCTGTTCCATTTGACAGCGTTGCTCCTGTCGTACTTAAGAACACATTACGATTTGCTCCATTAGGATCTAAGAATAGATATCTAAACTCACTAAAAGTATTAATGGTAAGGTTACCTAATAAACTAGCCGAATAAACCTCTCTTATAGTCTGAGAAGCACTAGATATGGTTATGGTATCAGCTGTGTTATTAGTTGTTATGTTTATGCCACCTCCGGGAATGAGGGTCACGGTACCCGTATTACTGTCTGCTACGACGCTACTCTGTCCACTTACAGCTAAAGTACTAAAACCAAGATTATTAGTATTGTTGGCTGTTAATCTAACTAATTTATTCGTTGCATCTAAACCAACAAGGGAGGCGTTGTTAGATGTATCAGTAGCGGCATTATGTATAACTGATCCAGCGATAGTTAGTATGTTAGAAGAAGTATTCCATGTAAAATTAGGATTGGTTATAAAGCCTGATGTTGCTGTGCTATAGAACATAACACTTCCGTTAGATGGGGCGCCAAATGCTGTAAAATCAGTATTGGTTCCTCCTTTATCTAATCCAACAACACCAGATATCCTTGATGAAGGGAGACTATTATTGGAGAGGTAGCTTAAAAAAGTATTAGATGGTATTCCATAAATTTTTTCATCTGATTCATTTTGTCCTAAAATATTAAATGTACTAGAGAATGAACTTGTCCAATCCGGAATAGTTTGAACACGAAGGTCTCCTCCGACATCTAAAGTACATGTTGCTGCGGTACTACGATTGATGGATAGTCTATTGGTAGATACATTCCATAATAAAGTATCATTTGACACTGATGCTAAGCTATGATTTAAATTTGCATCATAATTAAAATAAACTAAATTTTTAGTATTATTGACAGTAGGGACTGAGGCTGTAGAGAAATTATTATTCGTGCCTCCATATTTTGTTTTTAAGGTTTCATCTGTTGTGCCAGGAAGACCTAATCCGATAAATCTTTTAACATCTCCATTAGCTAATTTTATATATAATCTACCATTATTAAAACCATTAGTCGATGTCCCTAAGGTGGAAATACCTAGTGCAATTTCTCCTTCTTCTAATTCTCCTCCAATAGGAGTGTTGCTTGTTGTTCTATTTGTTCTGTGTAAGTGTTTCGACATGTTTTACTCCTAGGAATCTGAATTTCCGTTAAAGGCCCCAAAGCCAGCTAATGTGGATGTTCTATACTTTAATTTATTATCATTAGTATCAAATACTAAGTCTCTAACTAATTCAACATTTACTGTAGTAGGATATGTAGAAACAAACGTGTGCTCTGGCAATATTTGTGGACTAGCAACTGTCTGTTCAACATAAATACCTGATGAGGTGAATACTAATTTATTAGATTGAGCTACTCCATTATCATAAGCTACAATGAATTGATTGTCATTTTTTTCAATATAATTCAATGAATCTTTATATACTCTAAAAGTACCAGAAGCATCTATCGTTCTAAGAGGATTATTATTATTAATACCTATTCTATCTACATTACTATTAACTACTAATAAATCTGGACGTATTGAACCTTTGATATTAAATAAATTAGATAATGCTTGTTGATTATTGTTAATAACAAAAGTATTATTTCCTGTTGGAATAATAGTATTATTATTAGTAGTATATAAAATACCACTAGTTTGACTCCAGAACAAACCAGTTGTTGATACAAAAGTGTTTCCGTCATAGGACACTAGTCCATTGACTGTTAAGTTATCCGTAAAATTTTGTTCAAAAATAGATGGAGACTGCCATGTGGCATTACCTGATGTGTCTGATACTAAGATATAATTACTACTTGTATTTGATCCAACTCGTAATGTTTCTGTATAAAGATGATTCATTTTACCAGAACCCAATACATCTAATACATATGGATCAGATGGTAAATTATTAATACCTACTTTATTATTTCTTAAAAATAAACCAGATTGAGCACTACTTCCGTAGAGACTAATGTTTACAGGAGATAGTCCAGAGTTTATAGCTATATTACCACTATTAATAACAATAGAAGGATCATCAATACCTATCACAACACTATTGCTATCTACAATATCTAAGTTATTTCCAATAATAATATTATTGGTACCGGTTGTTGCTACATTTTCTCCAAAAACAATATTGCCTGTTCCGAGAATATAATGCCCAGATCCAACCGCTGTGTTGTTCAATCCTATTGCATCAGTGTAGATACCAAGTACAGTATTATTAACTCCAGATGATATTATTAATGATCCGCATGTTATATTGTAACCTATAGCAGTAATGTCTGACCCAAAAGAAATGCCGCTTTGAACAGTGTTGTTGAATCCTATAGCTATGCCAGAAATAGCATTTGTTACTGTGTTATTTTTTCCTAATGCGAATACTGATGCTCCGCTGGTATTGTTAGAATATCCACAATTAATAATATTGGAACCATTAAGAGTATTATCAGAACCGATATTGAATAGGTTTATCCCGGTTGCCCTAGTATTACTACCTAAAACATAAATATTTGTACCTGACGAGGGGGTGTTGCTTCCTGCTATAAAAGAATTATTTCCTTTAAAAGACCCGCTGTTAGATAGAATAATATTGTTTGTAGAATTTATATCTGAAATATTAGCTGATTGTCCAACTACTATATTATTAGATCCACTATTAACAATAAAATTACCTATAGATATATTATGTAATTCAGAAGTATTTGAATTAACTCCTAATGTAGTTCTAACTGGACTAACAGTAATAATATTTTTTTCTGCACCTAAATAATCTACACTTAGAACAAGTTCTCCACTAGTTTGATTAATTAATGTTCCTAAGATTCTGGACCTAACTCTACCATAATTAATCTGTTGGCCATTACTATCTCTACCAGCAAAATTAATAGTGGCTGGAAAATCTCCTACTTCAGAGCCGCTAAGAGGATTATGATATAGGGTTAGTGCTACTCCGGTGGCACAATTTGTGGAGCTTTCTAGCTTCATTGTGTCATTAGCGCACCTACCAACAATATGTAAAATGGTTGTTGGTGTTTGTGTATTTATGCCAAACTTACCAGATGATGCATCAAAGTACAGCTGATTATTACCTGTTCCTTTAACTTGAAAATCATTATTAAATGCTTGTTTATTAAAGATCGTAGTATGTCCCGAATCGGCTGGTAAAATAATATTGGCATTACCAGACGTTGCTCCTCCAACTAATAATAGTTTATTGTTTATGTCCCAATGTAAATCATTATCTCCTGCAAAATCGGTACTATTATTTTTAAATTGAATATTTCCTTGACTACCATCAGGTAATCCGGCAGCATCAATATTAATATTTCGATTTAGCTGTACCCATCCAGAATTATTAGATATTAGCGATGTATACTGTGTGTTAGGATTTAGTGTAACAGATCCTGATCCATCTATCAGGTCTGATCCAGAAGGGGATATGATTAGGTTATTAAGAGAACCATTGAGTAGTCTGAAACCAACTACTAGGTTTTTGTTGCCAGATGCTAATGGCAGATAAGCTGTTATATTTGTTCCTGTTGGTTGTATCCCATAAACTGTTTGTACTGGATCTACATAAAAATTAGAAGTTTTTGTTACATAATTATTACCTCCGTGATTAATTCTTTCAGCACTAATAATGGCTACTACAGATTTAGTACCAGCAGAAAAAATAACTTTGCTATTATTATTAGAAGATGAATATATGGCAGTTTCGTATGAATTATCCTCTCCTCTAACTAAAACATTTTCCCCTCCTATATTAACAATATATCCTAAACCATACTCCCATTCTGTTAATGTATCATGTTTAATATAATATGGTATATATTTATTAAGTAATCCTGTTAAACTATTGTAGTATGGTAATGCAGTACCTAATAAGAAATTATTCGTACCAGTACTACTAGATGTATTACCTATATTATTATCATAATATATAACCATAATATTTTACCTTTGGATTATGAAGAAGACCCTTCGCTAGTTCTACTACGAGCATCAAAAGCTGATTGAATAGCATTCTGAATGATACCACCAATTGGTCCTGACAGAAGATTTTGCAAGACATTTGCTCCATTAATTGTAACATTTATAGGTTGATCCTGAGTTAATTTAACATTAATTACTGGTGGCAATGCTGTTTGTAGGCGTTCGATAAATTGGTCTAATTTAGTCCCAAGAGCATTTATAGCAGCAATAGGGTTGTTGTTTGTATTATTAGATACACCACTAACACGATTGTCCGTATTACCGCCAGATAGATTTTCTCTTATGCCGTTAAGCGTTGTTGACAAACCAGTCAATGAGGCATTAATACTTTCGGCCCCTAGTTGCAGAACGGAACTAAGTTGAGCGATATTCTGTTGTAATACATCTGTACCTGGAGTACCATCAGCCAAATATTTGACTCTTCCTCCACCAGAATAATATCCATTATTTATTCCTTGTAATAAGCCTAAATGTTTTTGTGCTGCATTTCGGTTAACAACAAACTCACCAGGAGTTAGCATTGCTGGTACAGTATCTGATCCTTGTGGTTGATAGTTAACCAACATGCCATTACTAGCATAAACAACTCCTCCCTTGTTCATCATGGCTGCTGGAGGAACAAATTGTTGACCTCGTGTTGGATCTTGATTTTTAAATTCTGGGAAAGTATTACCAATTTTTTGCCAAACTTGATCCATGATAGAGGCTTCTTGTGAAGCAGTTTGGAATTGGGTGTCTAGGATCGTGCCTAGGGTAATATTACCTCTTTGTGGTATTTTATAG